ACTCCATAACTGTTCTCCTTTAAACTGTAACCATATACTATCCAATATTTTTGTTTATACTATTATACCATACTTTAAGTACTTTTGCAAATTAGAAGGTCCAGTAAGTCTTTTTCTTCTCAACTACCTCATCATCATAATGTGGGTCATCAGGGTGTACCATATGCCAAGACTCCTTCATATAGTGTATAGCCATTGTCATGGCATCCACTTGGTCATCGTGGGCTGCATTGGGAAACCTTAGTAATTCTTCAATCAGTTCATCTGACCACTTCTTGTTATTGGGTATCCACATTCTACCAGCTTCTATGATAGGCGAGGCTGCATATACTCTGGATACCTTATCTCTATCTGGATTATACTCCAGTACAGGTAGCCCACCTCTACGCATATCCTGTATAAGTGATTGACCACTGGCCTTCTTCTCCACCATACATACATCTGGCTGGTGTTCATTGTAGAGTTTCTGTGCAAGCTTCCTTAGTTCTGGATATTCAAACCTACCTCTAATGTTTCCCAACAATATCATATGGGGTACAAAATCCTCATACCCTATTTCATCCTGATTGTACATGGAGAAGATACCCCATGTCTGTATGACACTGTAATCAGCCGTGGTCTTGGTAGAAAAAGCAGTATCATAGGTTTGAACTATGAAATCACATGTTGGTGGCTCCTCATATTCCCAATACTTTAGCCATTTCTTCTTTATAATCCCACCTTCTTCTGGTGTAGGGTCTTGCATGTACAAAGCATTCCAGTATCGACTACCATTACTGGCTTTAATCTCGCTTTCATCCATTCTCAGAACTGCATCACTCTTCCACTCTGGAAAATAGCTGGAACCTACAGGGAGTCCCAAGAGTTCTGACGCATCATCGTCCACCCATGCAGGTATTCTGATAACTTCCCAAGGAATTGTTTCAAACTCTCCCATATTCTCCTGTTGTTTTAGCAACCAGCCACAGAGATCGTCATAGTGATAGCGTGTATTGATAATAACTATGGAGCCGTTGGGCATAATACGGGTTCTAAGACCAGCAGGGTACCATTCTTTAATATATCTCCTACCTGATGCACTGATTGCGTCCTCTTCAGACATCACATCATCCAATATAGCAATATGTGCGCCTCGTCCAGCTATCTGAGAGCGTACACCAGCAGCATAGTACGTCCCATTCTGGTTTGTCTTCCACTTACCAGCGGCTCTTACGTCGCTCCTTAAAGAGACTCCTTTAAATATCTTTGAAAATTCTTCTGTATTGACAATATCTCTAACAGATCGACCAAAGTCAGAGGATAGCTGATCACTATGGGATACAGTCAGTATCTCATGTTCAGGGTTTCTTCCAATATACCAAGCAGGAAACAGTTTAGAACAGATAACAGACTTAGAAGAGCGTGGTGGTAGAAATACCATAAGCCTTTTTATTGTACCATTCTCTAGGTCTTTAAGTTTATCTGATATAACTTCTATATGACGACCCATTCTCCAATCAGATACCAGCATTGGAGCCATCATTCGTACAAATGTAATGAAATCTGTTTTAGATTGTTGGTTTACTTTTTGATCTAACAATCCTTTTAAATTAATAAAGGGTTGTAGATACTCATTAGTACTTTCTAATATATCCATAGTACTATTATACACTATTAAGTACTAATATACAAATATAAATATAATAAAAATAATAATAATATATATTAAAGTTACTTTAAAGTTACTTTATAGCCGCTTTTAAAAATATTTTGATTATAAACCCTTGATTTTTTGAGAATATTTGTCAGTGGTATTTATATATATATAGCATGCGTGTGTGTTTTTCCCCCTACCCCCAGTGTTCCTGTTCTGTTCTGCCCCAAATGACCCCGTAGGGGTCCCATCTAATTCTGTAGAAAACCCTGAAGTTCTTACGAAGGGTTTTCAAAGAATTAGTAGGAACTTCCCAGCCAATTCTGTTGCAAATTTGTCACAGTTCCTGTGAAAATCATCCAGAGGATGTACAGAATGGCACAATGTCTACTCTGTAGAAACTTGGCAGAATATGTTAAGCCCTTGAGATTGTTATACAATCTAACACATTGCCTCACATTGAGCAACTACGTTGCCGTGACGAGATGCAAAGCATCTTGACGAGGCTTGACAAAGCCAAGACGATATACTAATTAATATCTTTAGTAGAGTATCTTACGATACTAAAGAGATTAATTAGATTATAACTTCAACCAACCAACTGGAGAACTTGTTATGGATATTACCCAATTACAATTTGAAATTGACCAATTTCTAAATGGTGAGTACGACGTGTTTGTTTCCACTCATGGAAATGGCATAGACCTTCATAACCGCTTTGGTTATGTTGAGACCTTTGATGATGTAGAGGAAGCCAGCTACGAGCTTTTCAAAGGTTAATTAAAAGCCCTGTAGTAGAGTTCTTACGATACTACAGGGCGTTAATTAAATAGGAGGATTTGCTATGGAATGTTTAGTGGAACTAAAAACAGTTTATGGACAACAATTTTGCTATCCTAAATGTGAAAAATCAGAATTGCTTGCCAAGATAAGTGGCAAGATAACGCTAACCAATGAAACACTAGCTCTAGCTAAACAGCTAGGCTACACTTTCAAACAGGAAGAAAAGGAGATATTTCCATTATGATTGAAAAAATAGCAGTAACATTAGGAATATTAGTTGGAATATTTCTAATATTAAGTGGAACATTGCTACCCTTTGACCTCACTTTACAAGTGCTATTGAGCTTGATGGGAATGGTAATTATAGTAGCTTGCATAGTCTACTTAGACTATGTGATATGTAACAACAAATACTTTGAAGAAAGATAGGAGAATACTCAATGAGCGATAGAACTGTAGCAATCGAAGGCTTTGAACAACTGAACTGGCTTATAGCCAGATTTGATTATGACGTTGAACACGCACTTGATACAATGGTTAAACATAACCAAGATATGACATTCTTAATTGATTATTGCAAAGAAAAGGAACTGATATGACCCGCAAACACTACGTAAAAATAGCAGAGCTATTGGCAAAAACTAATGCTTCTCAAGAAATAATTGATGGTATGATTGATATATGTTTGGAAGATGACCAAAGGTTTGACCTTGATAGATTTAAAGATTATATCTTTGAAAATGTGAATGGCTAATTGATGCCCATAGTAGAACTTTAGTGATACTATGGGTATCTATTAGGTATTGATAGCCTAACCCAAGCCAATGGGGTTTGACATTGGCAATTAACTGGAGATTAAAATGGAAAAAGTATTTGATGTTTACCAAGGTAAAAAGTGGGTAGAGCTAAAGCAAAAAGAAAAAGGTGACAGATCACTCTTTGACAAAGCTGTTAAAGCTGGCAAAGCCATTCGTATTCGTGGACTAGCCAAGAACGGTAAAGAGTTCTTCAAAGTCATTAAGAACGCTGACGTACTGCCAGAAGGTGAGCCACTGTCGCAACGTGCAGTATAGTTGCTATATATTAATTAAATGCCCTGTAGTAGAACTATAGTGATACTACAGGGTATTAATTAAAGGAGAATTTATTATGGCAAACCATATGACTTTTACAAATACGTTTAAGGTTCAATCTATTGAGAGATTGAAAAACTCTCGCAATGGCAACCCAAAGTTTAAATTTAACTTTGATAATGGCATGGAAATGGTAACACCTACAGACGCAGGTTGGGTGTATGCTTTAGTACCTAGCCAGATAGAAGGTACAACTATTAAAATTAAATACAAAACAGCAAGAAAACACTACGAAATTTTAGGTATTGCATAGGAGATACGCAATGACACTGGAAGAAGCTAGAAAAATTGTAGGTAATCAACCAAAATGGGCTGTTAAAAATATGGTTAAAGCATTATCAATGCATCAATGGTTGAATACTCCAAAAGAAAGTATTAGATTAGAAGCAGGTAAACTTATTTTAAAAGGAAAATAAAATGTTTGCAGAACATCAACCTCTTATTAGAGAATATGCCATGCAATCAGCAGACCATACCGCTGACGTTGGCTATTTTGTATTGGCAACAATACAGCAACAGTTTAGCGTAGTGCGCGAGAGCTATTGGGATATGAAAGACAAAGGTCTTGATAGTAAGTTTGCATGGGGCAGTAAAGCCGCTGGCATGAAACGTATACAGGCAACAAAGGAAGGTATATACAAGGATATGTTTGGATATTCACTGTCCAATGGAGAACTTTTATTAGCCATCGCGTCTATACCTGGCCTGGGATTAGTAAAAGCTGGATTTTATATTCAGCTATGCACTGGATACATGGGTTGCCTAGATGTACACAACCTAAAAAGATTTGGACTAGACAGAAAAACCTTTTTAGTACCAGAAAGTTTGAGTTGGGAGACAGCTTTAGGAAAAGCTAATATGTATTTGAAAACTATAGAAAAATGTGGTGGTAGTGAGTACCTATGGGATAGCTGGTGCGACTACATAGCCGCGCTGTATCCAAAGAAGTTTAAAAATGGTGAGCATGTATCGCAATGCCACGTTGATTATTTAATTAATAGGAGGGATTAAACAATGAGCAACAAAATAACTTTTATGGAAAAAGAAATTAAAAATAAAATGGTAAGAATAAAATGGAATAGTACCACTTTAAAAAGCGTAGGTACATACATAGACGATGAAGAGAGGCCATTTCTATTCACTACATCAAGAGTTGAAATTGGTCCCAATACCGCGTATGATATAGCAGAAGCACACTTGAAAGCAGTGGAAGACCTACTGTTAATTTAAGTAACTTAGTAGAGTATCTTACGATACTAAGTTACGTTAATTAAGGAGATGCCGATGAGCAACCAACACAATGACGCTATCAAAGAAATGTTATTTGAAGTAGCCATGACTACATTAGTGAGCAATGGTGAGCCTGATAACGAACAAACAGAACTAAAAGCTGTTAAAATTGTAGCCCAAGAATGGGAAAATTACAGAGAGGAGTAATAATTTGTTAGAACAAATAACATTGAATGACTTTGAACCTGATGAACACTTAACTATCAGTGAAATAATAACTGATAAGTTAGAAGGTGTAGATTTAAATTTTTCAACGTGGTATATTGTTGTAGAAAGAGAAGGAGAATAGTATGAGAAAGAAAAATCCATTTGGCAAGAGCCAATCACATGACAAACCATATGCTATTTATAAAAATAACTATGGTTGGGAATGGCGTGTATTAAAAACATACCAGCATCCTGATAATGAAAAGAATAATCAATATGCGAGGTGGTTTGTATCAGCTACCTCACCTCTGATGCATGATGGTGGATATGAAATGGGCGATAATTATTCTAATGAGATATTGGAAAATTCTTATCTCGTGTCTTCATCGCCAGAATGGAATGAACATTATAAAAGTTAAGGTGTAGGGTTCTCCTAGAGTAATAGTCCCTACACCTATCCTTCGGTGCTATTACTCTTGTTCGATGCGGTAGCAAACTACTCACTACGTTATGGCCTTATGCTGTAGCGTAGTGAGGTTTTTTAAAAGGAAATAACAATATGTATATGGGAAGACAACATACAGATAGAACAAGAGAAGTAGTTAATAGTTTATTTGCTAAAGGTTTAAGTGCAAGAGAAGTTGCGAAAAAAGCAAACAAGTTATGTAAACATGATTTGTTTAATCCACTTACAAAAGGTGCTGTTATAGGTATAAGAAATAGGTCTGGATTGTGTGTGCCAAGAGGTATGGTATATAAAACATACACACCCAGAAAAAGAAATAGTGGCTATGATAAGTCTCTCGCATTTAATGAACACAAGGAACAGCTAACACTTTTTGAAAGACGTAAACAAAGATTATCAGAAGCTTTAAAAAAAAAGGATAGTGTAATGTTTAATAACCCTTTAACTGGATATCTTTTATGTATTGGGATTGTATTAGCTACTTTACTATTAGTATATTTAAAAGTAAGTGGATTTACTATAGGATAATACAATGAAAGCAAGAGATAAAGATGGATGGATACGACAATATGGTTTGTACCAGTTGGCTAACCATCCTGCAAACATAGCAACAGATTGGCCTAGAGAATGGATGTGTTACCAGTATCCAGCAGAGTTTCAAAAGCTGGCTGTTAGATTATCACTAAGAATTTTAGATGGAGATGACTAATGAAATATTATGCGTTTGATTATTTAGGGGAATGTTTATTTCTTGATGATTGTAACAACTATGAAGTGGCTAGGGAAATAGCTGATGATATTTTAGGAGAAGATTGGGCGTTTATATATACATCTAAAGAGATATTAGAATTAGCAAAAAGGGTTGACCAATGACTGATAAAAAGTGGGTTGTAATATGCGACTGTGCATGGTGTCATGGTGAGGGTGAAACCTACGGCAATGACCCAAGCAAGAAGGCAGAAGAGTGCAGGGAATGCGATGGGCATGGGATAGAAGAGTTCTATGAAGATGCTGACCAATACGAGAACGAAGAAGAAGTACGAGAAGATTACAAAGAGAAAGACATATTATTCGTAGCCCTTGTAGATCGTGCATGGGGCGTTGTAGATCGTGCATGGGGCAGTCCAACACTAAGCATGGAGTAAAGAAAATGAAAACTGATGTGCAAGATAGAATTTTAACAGAGTTAAAACTTCTTGAAGAAGAACATGAAAATAAAGCAGAGCTTAGTTATTTAACGCTGTGTACTGTAATGAATTATGCAATGGAAATAGCACCTACTATGATACATGGAGCGCATATGATTCATATGAGTGCAGAGCGTGTATTGAGAGATTATACTAAAGAGATGGAAGAAATGTTAGATGAGGAGAACTGAACGATGAATACAAAAATAAAAGAACTAAAAGAAATTTTAGAAGAACTGACTATCTTATATTACAAAGCCGAAAAAATAGACGAAGATTGTGCCAGAATAATCAGTAATGGAGAAGATGTGTTGAGAAGCACAATCCAATTTTATGATGAGGAGAACTGAAGATGTGGGCTATACATAACGAAGATTGTTTACAAACAATGAACAATATGTTTGGTGGTCAAGTCAAAGCTACCATCACATCACCACCATACAACATGAACCTGCGTATTCGTAATGGTAAGTATTGTTCAAGACAAATAGTAGAAGAAGAATTTTCTACAAAGTATTCAGACTTCCCTGATAACTTACCAATAGAGGAATACAATAAACTACATACAGAAATACTAAGAGAACTACTAAGAGTAAGTGAATTAGTATTCTATAATGTACAAATAGTTACAGGGTCAAAGAGGTCTATCTTTAAAATGATTGGTGAGTTTGCCAATAACCTCAAGGAGATTATCGTATGGGATAAGGGATATGCACCACCAGCTATGATGACGCAGGTCATGAATAGTGTTACAGAATTTATATTAGTATTCGATAATGATTATCCTATTAGTAGAAAGTATAGAACAGGTAGGTTTGATAGAGGTACACTAGATAATATCTGGAGAGTTAAAAGGTCTAGTAAAAGTTTCGATGGTAACAAGGCTACGTTTCCAGAGGAGCTAGTAGAAAAAATAATTTTAAACTTTACAGATGAAGGTGATGTAGTGTATGACCCTTTCAGTGGCACAGGTACTACAGGAGTAGTAGCAAACAGATTAGGAAGAGAGTTTATAGGTAGTGAAATAAATAAAGAGCTTGTAGATATCTCAAAGAAAAGGATCAGAGATGATTGATATAGTAGAACTAACAGACAAAGAAGTTTTAATAATAATACTATTGACAATACCATTTATTGTATTATATTTATCAAGTAAGAAATGAGACATATCATTATACGACTGTTTTTTAGGAGATTAAAATGATTGAAAACCTCACCTACAGAAAGCTAATTCGTAATCTATTGTTTGACTATTACGATGCAGATGATAAAACACTAGATAAAAATATTAAGGTAGAGTTGCCAGATGGTAAAATATATGATATTATATATATGTACCCACTTGGTGAAGAAGGTAACAAGAATGTTATTTTAAAAATAGACGAGGGTAAGGAAGATGAGTATTAATTACAAGAGCTACGAAGATATACCTGATACAGATAAAGATTATATCTTAACAGTATCTAATGTAAACTCTATAACTGAGGTTAGTCTTAAAGATATAAATAGTTTTTTAGATATGGTAAACAACTACAGTGTAGATAATAACTAAGAGGAAAACTAATGCCTGTCTTAATGGAAGTAAATAAAATTAGTGGTAGTCCCACTCTAATTATGAAGGATGGCTATAAATCATTAGACCATTCTGAAAAATTACAATGTCTTGTTTCTATAAGAACTGCTCTTGAAAAAGAGATAGCTTTTACTGAAAGAGAATTAGGTGAATTTGTTAAGAAGCGTAAGTTTGTATAAGGATTAGTGCAATGAAAAAAGATTTTTTTGAGTGGCTATTTAAAGCATTGAAGATTGATGTTAACAATACTTCCAAAAGTGGATTGAAAAATGTTAATCGCTATACAAGGGCTGGTAAGAATGGTAAAATTATTATCTGTCCTGTGTGTGGTGAGCCAGAAGTAGTATATCACTTCTCATGGGCAGCAATGACATGTCCATCTTGTAATACAAGTTCTAATAAAAATAATTGGTTGGTTGGTGTCTGATGTTTGTAATTGTTCAAGATATTATTAAGAAAGCACATAAAGATTTAGAAGATTTTGAATGCTTTGATATCTTGACAACACCCACTGGCTTTCCTATGAAGTTTGAAACAGAAGTAGAAGCAATTAAATTTCTGGATGATTTAGGCGTTGATATGCCAGCAGGATCAGACCAAGGGGAGATTAGAATTGACAGACTCCATTAGCGAATACAATGCTATAGTTTCTCAGTTACATAAAAATGTAAGCACTCTCAAGGTGCAACTAAAACGACATGAAGAAACAATTAAAAAACTTAGAGAGGAACTATCAAAGGCGAAGCAAGAGAATGGCATTGTCAATGGTAATGCGTGGGTAGAATTAGATGACAGCAGAAATAATTAATTTTTATTCTTATTGGAAAGATCGACAAGAAAAGCTAAGAAGATCAATGGGTTATCCTGCTGACCTTTGGTACATGATGTTAGATAATGGGTACGATCCATTAAGTAAAGATGATGTACTACAATTTATAGATGACTTAGAAGATAATGTGATACTCTATGAGTAAAAATCTGTGGCAACAAGATAGACAATCTCTCTTTAGAAATCTAATACGTGAGTATAAGGAAGAGGGATATAGTATTAAAGAAGCTAGGAAACTAGCTAAATGTGATATTAACGAGATCATGGAGGATAAGGAAGACTTTGTAAATAATTTATGGAAAGAAACTTTTGAAGATGTATGACATATGGTACAAAGATAATATCGTTATAAGTTTTAAAACAAAGCGTGAAGCTAAGTTAGAGCTTGATGATAGACGCAACCTGTGTTATATATTGGGAGTTAAACCTTCTGTCGCATACTCTATTAGGAAAGGGAAGCGCAATGCAACTAGAAGAAAAGGGATACAAAGGCCCGTGTCCTGAATGTGGATCATCAGACGCTAAACATTTTTACCCTGATGGTCAAACCCATTGTTATAAGTGTGATCATCACACATTTCCAAAGGAAAATAAAATGTCAACTATACCAGTAGTTAATAATTCAACTCCATTTAAAATTGTTACAGTTAAAGATGGTGAGTATAACGATATTCCTGATCGTAAACTTACTAAGGATACTACCAAGAAATATAAAACCATGATCAAGAAGAAAGGATCAATGGTTACGCAACACATCTATCAGTACTTTGATAAGAATGGCAATCACATTTCCAATAAAGTTCGTGATACATTAAATAAAAAATTCTGGTCTGAAGGACCAATGACCTCTGCTGGTTTGTTTGGTGAACACATCTTCACGCAAAAGGGCAAGTACATTACTGTATGTGAGGGTGAAGTCGATGCCATGAGTGCCTATCAAATGATGGGTTCCAAATGGCCTGTCGTATCTCTCAAGAATGGGGCAGCGTCAGCAGCATCCAACTGTAAGCAGTCCTTTGAATATCTAAATCAGTTTGATAGTGTTGTCTTATGTTTTGATAATGACAAAGCTGGTAGGCAAGCCGCTGATGATGTAGCTGCTATCTTTGAACCCAACAAATGTAGGATCATGTCATTGGATTTAAAGGATGCCAATGAGTACCTCAAGGTTGGAAAGTCAGAAGAGTTTATTAAGATGTGGTGGGCAGCTAAACCATTTACCCCTGCTGGTATTATTAATCTTAATGATTTAGGAGATAGTCTTTATGAGGAAAGTTATTGTGATACTTGTCTTTATCCTTGGTCTGGCCTTAATGAAAAAACTTATGGGATGAGAACTGGTGAGCTTGTTACCTTTACTAGTGGTGCTGGTATGGGTAAGTCAAGCATCATGCGTGAACTCATGCACCACCTCATGATGAATACCAAAGATAACATTGGTGTCTTGGCAATGGAAGAGAGTGTACGCAACACAGCCTTCAACATCATGAGTGTCGAGGCTAACGCTAGGCTTTATATCAAAGAGGTGCGTGACCAATTCACAATGGATCAATTAAGGGGCTTTCAAGCCAAGACAATAGATAGTGGCAGGTTCTTTGCCTTTGATCACTTTGGTTCTATTTCCAATGAAGAAATATTATCTCGCGTCAGGTACATGGCAAAGGCTTTAGGATGTAAGTGGGTGATACTTGATCACCTCTCTATTTTAGTATCAGGTCAAGAGGATATGGGTGATGAACGTAAGTCTATTGATATTCTAATGACCAAGCTACGATCTTTGGTAGAGGAAACAGGTATTGGCTTGTTACTTGTGAGCCACCTACGAAGGCCAAGTGGTGATCGTGGTCATGAGGATGGGCGTGAGGTATCCCTTTCGCATCTACGTGGCTCTGCCTCTATTGCCCATCTAAGTGATGGCGTACTTGCTTTGGAGCGCAACCAGCAAGCTGATGATGAAACCGAAGCCAACACCACAACCCTACGTATTCTAAAGAACAGGTACACTGGTGAAACAGGTGTCGCTTGCTACTTGCATTACAATAAAGAAACTGGTAGAATGACTGAGATTAATAATCCTTTTGTGGAGAATGAACAATGAGTAAAGCTTGGAAAGTATATAGTCCTAAATTAAATAAATTTTATCGAAATAAAAATATGCAAGGACTTATTTGGGAAAGAAAAAGTGCTGCTAAAAGATGCAGAACAAGATTTATAAATGAATATAATCTTCCTAACGATGCTTTAGAAATTATTGAATATGATCTATCTGAAACCAGAAGATATAAACACGATCAAATGAACGAGCTATAAAGGAGAATGAGTAATGGCTGAAGCGCAGTATAAGAACCCTCGTTATTGGATGGGGGGAGATCGTGGTTTAATTACAGAAAATGATTTTGTAAAAGAAGCTGAGAAGAGAAATTATGAAGTAATTAAATCAAGTAAAAGAGATGATATGTATAAGCATATAGATTTCTATCTCAAGAAAAATGGTAAATCTTTTTCAGTAGATGTGAAAGCACGTAAGAAAACTTCTCGCTCAGATAAATCTTTCGATGATGAATATACATGGGTAGAATTTAAAAATGTAGCAGGTGGTGCAGGGTGGTTGTATGGTGAAGCAAACTACATTGTCTTTGAAAGAGAGAAGGAATTTATCTTCATTGATAGAAAAGAACTTTTAAAGTTCTGCCTTGATTCTGTAGAAGATGAACACGTTAGACACGCATCTAAAGCTATTTATAAAAAATACCAGAGGCTTGACAGAAAAGATGTTATCAGTAGAATTAAATTAGATGATGCGATTAAACAAAATTATTTTACTTATCCTAATTTAAGTTGGGAAAAATCCAATGGTGGAAGCAGTAATTGATATTGAAACAGATGGTATTAATGCAACAAAGATATATTGTATTGTAGCGAGGTGTTATAAAACAAATAAAGTTGAGTCGTGGGTAGGGCAGGAGTGTAAAGACTTTGGGGTATGGTCTAATCAAATTGATACCTTTATTATGCACAATGGTATTAGCTTTGATGCTCCTGTCCTAAACCGTTTAACTGGTTCTAATATAAAATTAGATCAAGTGCGTGACACATTAATTGAATCTCAGTTATACAATCCTATTAGAGATGGTGGTCACTCTCTTGAAGCTTGGGGTAAGACCCTTGGCTTTGAGAAGGGTGACTTCCATGACTTCTCAGAGTACTCTCCTGAGATGCTGGAATATTGTAAACGTGATACAGAAGTAACAAGATTATTAGCAAAAGAACTTGACAAAGAAGGTAATGATTTTAGTTGTAAGTCTTATGAGTTAGAGAGTAAGGTACGTGCAATTATAGACAAGCAACAGAATAATGGCTTTGCCTTTAATGTTATGAAAGGTACAATTCTACTGGCACAATTACAGGATGAGTTATTTGAACTGCAACGTAAAGCAGAAGAAGAGTTTGAACCAACTATAGTAGAGCTAAAGACAAAGACAAAGGAGATACCATTCAACATTGGAAGTCGCCAGCAAATAGCTGACAGACTAAAGAAACGTGGGTGGAAACCAACGCAGTATACTGATAAGGGTAATATTATTATTAACGAAGCAGTCTTATCGAAAATTAAAATGCCAGAGGCAGAAATGTTTAACAGGTACTTCCTGTTGCAGAAACGCACTGGCTTATTAAAGTCTTGGATATCAGAATGCCAAGAAGACAATCGTGTACGTGGTAAAGTAATGACGCTACGTACCATAACAGGAAGGATGGCACATGCAGTACCTAATATGGCACAAGTTCCCTCTATCTCTAGTCCTTATGGGAGAGAATGCAGGAGCTTATGGACAGTGGATGATCAATCTAAATATCGCTTGGTAGGTGTTGATGCCAGCGGCCTTGAGCTAAGATGTTTGGCACACTACATGGATGACCCTGAGTATACTAACATTGTATTGACAGGTGATGTACACACAGCTAATCAGCAAGCGGCTGGATTAAGAACCAGAGATCAAGCCAAAACTTTTATTTATGCTTTCCTCTATGGTGCAGGGCCAACCAAGATTGGTAAGGTAGTTGGTAAGGGGCCAGCCGCAGGGCAGAATCTTATTAAGAAATTCTTGGAGCGTACTCCAGCACTGAGTAGATTAAGGGAGAACGTAGCAAGATGGTCTAAGAGTGGCACCATACCTGCACTGGATGGTAGATTATTACATATTAGGTCAGAACATGCAGCATTAAATACTTTACTTCAAGGTGCTGGTGCTATAATATGTAAACAATGGCTCGTACATATCATGGAACGAGTCATAAAAGCTGACCTAGATGTAAGGTTGGTTGCTTCAATTCATGATGAATACCAGTTTGAAGTAGCTATACCACATGTAAATAGGTTTTGTAATTTAACAAAGGAGGCAATGGCACAGACACAGAAAACACTTAAAGTTAAATGTGAGCTTGACTGTGATTACAAAGTAGGTAAGACATGGGCAGACACACATTAGTAGTTGACAAGGCAAATCAGTTCGTGTATACTGATCTTGTTTCGCGTGGTTAAACTTTTTATCAACAGCTACGATAGTGTAGCACTAAACACAGGAGAAAAATAGTAATGGCTATTACACCTTTATACCTAACTGGTAAATGTTATTGGGCTTCAGTCGTTGAGCCTAATAGCACTTTTGAACCTGCATGGCAGCTTGATCTTTGCCTTGACTCTGATACCAAAGCAATGGTTGAAGACGCTGGTTTAAATGTGCGTAATAAAGACGATGAGCGTGGTGAGTTTGTCACGTTAAAGCGTAAGGTGCAGGGCAAGAATGGCCCTCGTCAAGCACCTACTGTAGTAGATTCCCAAAACAATTCTTGGGATAATAAACTCATTGGAAATGGCAGCGTAGTAACTGTTAAAGCCCTTCCCTATGAGTGGAACTATGCAGGTAAGGCAGGTAAGTCTGCTGATCTTGCAGCAGTTCAAGTTGTTGAGTTGGTTGAGTATGGGGATAAAGACTTTGATGTTGTTGAAGGTGGTTATGTTAATCAAGCAACCACTGAGATGTCAGATGATATCCCATTTGGTAACTAAGTGAGTATGGGGTGCTGCATTAGGGTTAGTGTAGCACCCCTATTTTTACTATGAAAAAAATTGAAACACTAGTAGAAGATATCTATGATCTTTTTAATCTTACTCCTATAGAGAGAGATGAGAAAGAAGTAGACGAACTCATAGATAAGTTTGGCGATATGCTTAAAGTTCATATCAAAGAATTTATGTATAGCAAACCAAGAGAAGGTCATTTAAGATTGTCTGGTATTGGTAAACCAAACAGGCAGTTGTGGTATGATGTTAATACAAAAACAACTGAAGAAAGTTTACCACCAAGCACAAGGATTAAATTTCTCTATGGTTATATATTGGAAGAATTACTTTTACTCTGCGCTGAAGTTGCTGGTCATACAGTCGAAGCGCAACAGAAAGAAGTATCAGTAGAAGGAGTATTAGGACATCAGGATGCAATTATTGATGGGGTTTTGGTTGATTGTAAGTCTGCTTCTGGGAGAAGCTTTGACAAGTTTGCTTCTCATAACATAGCAGAGGATGATCCCTTTGGTTACATAGCACAGATATCTGCTTATGCTCAAGCTAATGGCATAGATAAAGCAGCTTTCCTTGCTATAGATAAATCTACAGGTAAGATTTGCTTAACACCTGTTCACTCAATGGAGATGATAAATGCTGGTGAGAGGGTTAAGAAAATTAAAAAGATTGTGGCAGGAGATATTATACCTGATAGGTGTTATGATGCTGTACCTGATGGGAAGTCTGGTAATTATAAGCTTCCTATTGGTTGTGTTTATTGTAGACACAAGGAGTTGTGTTGGTCTGATGCTAACCAAGGCCAAGGTGTTCGTACATTCAAGTACGCAAATGGTAAAAGATATCTGGTGCAAATCGCTAAGATGCCTGAAGTTGAGGAACTAACTTATTAGATGCACTGGAAGTATCGTAAGAAGCCTGATCCTAACAGTCACTTTGGTTTTGTATATCTTATAACCAATAAGAAAACAGGTAAGTCTTATGTAGGATGCAAGCAGTATTGGCATCCAGTGAAGAGAAAGAAAGGTAGTTCCAAAGCAACCAAGAGAGAATCCAATTGGGCTATCTACATGGGTTCCTCTAAGTTGCTGTTGGAAGATATCAAGAAGCTAGGTAAAAGAAGTTTTAAGTTTGAGATAATAGCAGAGTTTAAAAACAAAAGAAGCCTGAAGTACTATGAGCTATACTACCAGATGAAGTATAATGTTTTGTCTTCTACCTTAGAAGGTACAGACGAGCCAGCATACTATAATAACTATGTAGGTGGTAAGTTTTATAGGCCAG